TGCACGAGGACGTATACCTGCCCGAGGCCCCACAGGGGTCGTGCCTGGGCGAGGAGGATGGCGGCGCCTCGAGCGTTGGCGTCCGCCGTCGTCCTCAGGCCGGTGGGCACTTCGGTGGCTCGTAGGCCGGAGGCGGTGACCGAAGCCGAATCGGTGTAGGTGAGGACGGCGGGCGGGTTCCCGTGAGTCAGGGCCACCTCGTTTACGAGGCCTTGCTGAGACTTCGACCAGGTAGGCGCGTACACCACGCTCGACGGGGGAATCTGAAGCGCCGCGAGGCTCGTCGGGAAGGAATCCCACTCACGGGTCAGGGCCGACCACGCCTGGGTCTGCGTGGCCCAATTGCCGGGGTTGGCAGTCTGGCCCCTGACCCCATAGGACTCAAAGACGATCCGGCCATCGGGGGTGTCGAAGAATGTGCCGCCCGACCATTGGGCCAGTTGGTCGAGGAGCCCGAGAGCGGGCTGTGGGATGTCCTCGGACACGGCGAACAGCTCGAGGGTGTCGGTGGCGCCGTTCAGGTAGTCGAGGCCGGTCGCGGCGAGGATGGTCTCGACCCGCTCGTCGACCATTTCGTGCGGGAAGTCGACGTCGACCAGGCGGGTGCCCAATTTGGACAGTTCGCCGATCGCCGTCAGGGTCGTCCGGGATACCCCTTCGAGAGGTCCGAGGAATTCGACGCGGGCGTCTGTGATCGTGCCCGTGAACCGGCTGTCGCTATATGCGAGGATTCGCAGCTCGTCGGCGATCTCGACGGGCACGTTAGGCGGCCCGTACAGGATGATTTGGGCGCTCGACGGTCCGGACTGGGACAGGACATCGGGCCGCCCATGGGAAACGCTTATGGCGTACTCGATGCCGTCCAGGTCGAGGGCGGCGCCGTTGACTGTGACGGCCGTGACCGGGCTCGTCACTGGAGAACCTGTACAGGGACGCCCATGACGAATCGGCCGGTGCGGGCGTCTGAGCGGCCGATCATATTTCCGAGCGCTTGGGCGACGGCCTGATCCGTGATCGCCGCGCTGCTCCGTGTTGCGTTGGCGGCCGCCTGAGCTTGGGCGCCCGGCGTATTCCTCGTGCCCTGGGCGATTGCGCTCGTGACGGTGCCGGACGTGTTGGCGAAGTCTCGGGCGGCCCGGTCGGCGTCGGCGATCCGGTTATACAGCGACAGATAGGAGCCTGCGGCTATAAGGGCGCTTTCCCCGGTCTCCTCGACCGCTGGAGTCAGATCTTTAAAGGCTGTTTGGGCCTGACCCGCCGCTATCGCTGATAGAACTGTGTTCGAGGTCAGGCTCTTCATGGCCTCATCGGTCACCCCGGTTGCTTCAGTTGTCTGTGCATACCAGATATTCAGAACCCTTAGGGCGTCGACGAAGAGATTTGATTGGCCAATGGGGCCGGAGTAGGCGTCTGTCCCTGGTATTGAGCTTTGGTACTCGGTAGCCGCTGACGCGGCATCGGCGGACGCGGCGGCGACCACGCCTAGAGTTTCGGCAAACGTCCCGGCATTATCCGCTGACTCCACCAGGGTGTCTTGCAGGCCCTCGGAGCCCGCCAGGGTGCCCACGACCCTGCCGACGCTCGCCCCGACCCGCTCAAGGGTAGGCTCGAGGGCCTGCATTGCCTCCACCAGTGTCTGAGTCTGACTGTCGGTGTCGCCCAGTGCATTGAGGAGCCCGGTTCCAAATGCCTCTTTCAGGTTGTCCGTGGCGATGCCGAGGCGCCGCATCTGGCCCTCAAAAGTCCTGGCGGCCGTCTGCGCCTGGCCTTGGAAGGTGTCGGCGAGTTGGGCCGTGATGGCTTCCATATCGCCGCTCTTGAGGACGGCCGAGTCAATCCCGGCGCCGAGGCGACTAAGCCCGGCCGTATTCCCGTCGTATGCGCGTCCTAGCGCCTGCACAACTGCGTCCAGGCTCTTCCCGGTGCCCGCGCTCACGTCCAGGGCCAGGGAAAGGGCCTCATTGGCCTTGGCGGTGTCGCCGGTGCTGCGAATGAGCCGGTCGTAGGCGGGCCGCAGTTCGTCGTCGGCCACACCTAGGGACCGCTCAAGGCTCGAGATGTAATCCTCGACGGGCTTCGTATTGTGTGCCTGCCCGAGGTTGTCGAGGGTTTGGGCCAGTTTCGCAGCTGCGGCCTGGTCCGCTACGGCGGCCTGTACGGCCTCGACTCCCACGGCGATGGCGAATGCACCGGCGGCGGCGGCCGCGCCGACCAGGGCGGGCCCGAGCATGTTCGACATCGTGGAGCCGAGGCCCTGCGCCTTCCTCGAGGCGTCATCCATGCCATTGTTAAAGTTCTTTAGGTCGGCCGCCAGGAATACGGTGAGCGTCTTAGCCATTACAAGGTGCTCCACTTCGCGACAACTCGGTCTACTGCTTGGGACCATTCTTGCAGAGCCGGGCCTTTATAGTTCTTCGCCTTTTCCATCCATAAGGTTTTCTGGAAAGGCGCGAAAGAATCGCCCGCTTCACCGCTGTGGCTTGGGTAACGGACCATAATGGAACTAGCGCCACCGGAAAAGACTTTGCGCTTGTATCCAATATCTACAGCGGGCAGCCTGTCGCTACGGGCCCTGATGCTCTCGGCGATTCTGTCCCCCCAGGGACCGGCGTAATTTATGGCGGCTTCTTGCCACGCCGGAACCATATGCCGCTCGGCAACCACTTTCGAGGCTCTGCGGAGTTCTGCCGACGCTTCTTTGGGAAGGGCCTTAAAGGCTCGAAGTACCTGGTTCAGACCGTCGATGTAGGTGTCGAACGATTTGGCTCTAGCCATTGCTCAACTCCTCCAAAATCGTGGCTATCAGGGCCGGTTCGTACTGCCGTACTTCCTCGACGGGCCTGCCTAGCCGGAGTGCGAGCCTGACGATTAGCCTTCGCCAGGACCCGGCCGGGTAGGGTCCGCCGTGTCACCCACAATCACCCGCACTTGGTGGGTTCGGGCCCACATCTTGACTTCCTCGAGGTTCTTCGGGTCGCGTCCTTCGCAATGGATAAACGCAACCGTCAGCCTCATGCCGTGTTCCGAAGTCTTGGCCCGAGGGTCCTTCGCCACGATCTCCTCATAGGTCCAAAAGTCCATGGAGATCGTTTCGACGACCTTCGGCTCGGTGGCTCCGTCGAGATACACCTTCAGCTGCGGAAACATGGTTTTCCCCGTTCACTAGGTTTGGTTTAAGAAAATGCAACAGTGCCGGTGAAGGACACCGAACACGTGCCGATGCCTGCGGCGTCGACGGTCATTTCCGCAGACTCGATGCTCATTCCGTTACCGGCCCAGTGACCGGCGGCGGAACGGACATCGACGGCTACCGTGTTGGCGCCCGCAATGGCGACCTGAAGGGCATCGTAAAGGCCGCTGTTCTCGTCGTACAGGAACTCGAGCGAGATCGTCGAGTTGAGGTCGGTCTGGGTGAAAGCGACGTCGCTCAGGGTGGGGGTGCGGACAATGGTCGGCGTCGTGGTGATCGTGCCCGACGTTACCTGGTCCTCGTATCCGATCGAAGCGACATCGACCGTGAAAGCCGCTCCGGCGACAGAGACAACTGCCATTTCTAGTTCTCCTTCATGTGTGCCGAGACGGCGATCTCGGTCGTGTAGACCGTGCCCTGAGCCCCTGTATCGGACAGGGAGGGCGGGTTAACAAGGTCGACGTTAAAGCCGGTTGGAATGAGGCCTAGGAACAGGTCGACGGCGTTCTCGATGTCGAGGACTGCCTGGGCGTTGTTGCGGGGACTGACGACGATGAGGACGCGCCACCGGGCCCGGTAGTTCAGGTTCGACCCGAGCCGCTCTGGGATGAGCCAGGGCGAGTCAGGGACGATGACGACGCATGGTGGAATCGGGACCGCTGGCACGGTGTCGTATATGCGGAATCCCTGATCCGTGAAGGCGTCGACGAGGGATTCCCGGGCTTCGGTCGTGAGGGCGGTCATCCCACCATGCCCCCGACGTTCAGGTACGGCCCGAGAAGGCTCATCACGCGCCGCGTAAGCCACACGGAGAGGCGGTAGGGGCCGGGCGTGAAGTCAATGGCGACGGGTTGCCCGCCTGCCGACGTGCGGGACTGGAAGATCTCAATCGCGACGGCGAGGGCGGCTTCCTTGCAGGCCGCCGGTTCTGCCGAGTAGGCGGCGGTGGTGATGAGGGCCCCCACGATGTCGTCGGCCGCCTCGGCGACCTGATCTAGCACGGCGTCAAGCGGGTCGGCGTACTAGAGTTCGAGTGCGTCGGCCAGTTCTTCGCCGGTGACTAGTGACATTGTGGGGGCCCTCCTGCGGCCTAGTTCTCGGCCAG